GCACCGCACTGTATATATGGGGTGCGGTGCGGTATGCGGTTCAGTGCAGTGCGGCGAGTGAGCGACGTGGTAGGGTCGGGCGCTTGGAGGTGTGTATGGATGGTGAGATCTGGGCGTTGGCAATCGGGCTACTCGCGGCGCTGTTACTGGGCATCCCGGCGATCGGGTTTTTCGCGTACTGGTTCATGCGGCTGTTCGACTTCGGCTGGAGCTTGGCCGCGGGCGTCTGAGCCTATGTTGCGAATAACGCACAGCGGTGGCAGACTCGCACCGCATGAGCGCGGTCGCGACCGAAATTTTAGAAACCACCGCTAAACCTGCGGAGAGCCCCGCACAGCCGCCCAAGCGGCCGCGTGTTGGTACGGGGGTGCCGGGCCCAGGCCGCCCCAAAGGCTCTCAGGATCGCATTACGCGCACGATCAAGGATGCTATCGAGATTGCCGCGCGCGACTGTCACCCGCAGGGGCTCGCAGGCTGGCTGCTCGAGAGGGCACAGGGCGGCGTCGAGGATCGCAAGATTTTTGCCGGCATGGTCGCCAAGGTCATTCCGGCGCAGCTCCAGGCGTCTGTACAGGGTGGGATCGTCGTGTCGCTGCCCTGGCTGACAGGGCGCAATATCAACCCTCACGTCCCATCTACGTCCCAATCGCAAGCCATCGATGCGCAAGTCATTGATGTCACAGTAGAAAAGGGCGGAAACCTTCGGGTTTCAGACCCGAGGCCAGCCCTCGAAGCGCCCGCGGCAGCATTTCCAGACCCCCATCCCCCCATCGATCGGCAGGCGGGGGGTGGCGAGTGAAGGAGGCTCCCCCGCCTCTCTCGCCAATACCCATTTTTAGGTGTTGAGAAAAAATGGACATCAACACCTACGCGCCCCGCGCCGTCTTCCAGCCACTGCACAACCGCACCAATCGCTGGGCGGTCGTCGTCGCTCACCGCCGCGCCGGCAAGACCGTCGCGATGTGCGCCGACCTCGTGATCAGCGCGCTCGAGTGCAAGCATCCGAAGCCCCAGGTCGCGTACCTCGCGCCGTTTCGAGAGCAGGCGAAGAAGGTCGCGTGGGCGTACCTCAAGGATCTGACCAAGCCGCTCTGGGCAAAGCCGCCCAACGAGAGCGAGCTCAAGATCACGATCTACAACGGCAGGGCGGAGGACTACGCGACCATCTACGTCGGCGGATCTGACAACCCCGATAGTTTGCGCGGACTCTACCTCGACCAGGTCGTGCTCGATGAGGTGGGCCAGATGCGCCCGAGCACCTGGTATTCCGTCTTGAGACCGGCCCTATCTGATCGCGCCGGCGGTGCCATATTCGCCGGGACTCCGGCCGGGAAGAATTTTTTTTGGCAAATGCGCGAAGAGGCGCGGCTCAACCCCGCCTCGCACCTACTGCTCGAGTTGCCAGCGAGCAAGACAAACATCCTGCCCGAAGAAGAGCTGCGCGACGCGCGTGCGCAGATGACCGAAGAGACGTACGCGGTCGAATACGAAGTGAGCTTCGACGCGGCGGTGCCAGGCGCGTACTACGCGAAACAAATCGGAGAAGCGTATGAGCAAAATCGGATTGGTAGTTATTCCGTTGACCCAGAAAATCCGGTCGATCTGGTCGCGGATCTGGGTTACACGGACAGTTGCTCTTGGTGGGGATGGCAAACCACCCCCGACGGATACCGAATCGTCGACTTTTACGAAGCCGACGGACAAGCGATCGGGCACTACATCGACTGGGTCAAAGCCCGGCCGTACAAAGTCGGGCAAGTCTTCCTCCCGCACGACGCGAAAGCAAAGAGCCTACAAACGGGCAAGTCGATCATTGAGCAGTTCCTGATCGCGGGCATTACGCCGCGGTTAGTTCCTGAGCTCAGCCTGCAGGACGGCATCGAGGCGACTCGACTCACTCTGCCGAAATGTTGGTTTGACGAGAAAGCGGTCTACGACGGCCTCGAGCACTTACGCGCGTACATGCGAGAGTGGGATGAGCGCACGCAGACGTACCGCAACCGCCCGAAACACGACCAGCACTCACACGCGGCAGACGCGTTTCGATACCTAGCACTAGCCGCAAGACCCATTTCTGGTAAATTGTCAAGTGCTGATGCTAAAATCGCGACGCGTTCGGGTGTGAGCTACAGCTTCGCGCTCGACGATGTGTGGGACTGTCGACCTAAAACATCACGGCGGATCGGGTAAATGGAAACAAACACGCGGATCGAGTCGGCGAAAGACTTTGCGGACACGCCGCAAGGCATGGCGCAGCGCTGGAGCGCGGAAATTGAAGCGAGCAAGAAAGAGCTCGAGAAGTTCCAAGAGAAGGCCGACAAGATCAACCGCCGCTATCTCGACAAGCGTGACGACTGGCAGGAAGAGCAGTCGCGCGTAAATTTGTTCTGGTCTACTACCAAGGTTTTGCTCAGCTTGCTCTACGCTCGGCCGCCACGCGCGTCTGTGGCGCGCTCGTTCCTCGACGCGGATGACGATCAGGCGCGCGTGGCCGGGCAGGTCATGCAGCGACTACTCAACCGCTCGTTCGACGACAACGTGAGCGACTGGGACGCGACTGTTCGGCAGGGCATCGAGGACTGGCTGGTCGTCGGCATGGGTCAGCTCTGGGAGCGTTACGAGGTCGAGACCGTCGTCGAGGAGATCCCGGCGCAGCTTGACCCGCTTACGGGGGAGGAGATCGCACCGGCGTCGACCTACGAGCGCATCGTCAACGAAGACGCGCCGTGTGACTACGTGTACTGGAAAGATTTTTTCTGGAGCCCGGCACGAACCTGGCCCGAGGTACGCTGGGTCGCGCGCCGCGTGTACATGACCAAGGATCAGCTCGTGAAGCGTTTTGGCGAGGAGATCGCCAAGATTGTGCCGACCTCGAGCACCAAGCCGAAGGACATCAACGACGGCCAGCCCGGCTTTGATGTCTGGTCAAAGGCCGAGGTGTACGAGATCTGGTGCAAGGAAGACAAGCGCGTCTACTGGCTCGCTAAGGGCTGCGAAGTCATTCTCGACTACAAGGACGACCCGCTCGGACTCGACAAGTTCTTCCCGTGCCCCAAACCGCTCATTGCGAACGTCACCTCGAGCAACTTCATGCCGCGCGCGGACTACGTCTTTGCCGAGGATCAGTTCAACGAGCTCGACGAGATCAATACGCGCATTACGTGGCTGACGCGCGCAGCGAAAGTGGTCGGCGTCTACGACAAGTCAGCCGACGGCATCCAGCGCATGTTTAACCAGGCTGCCGAGAATCAGCTCATTCCGGTCGACAACTGGGCGATGTTCTCTGAGTCTGGCGGCATCAAGGGCAAGGTCGACTGGGTGCCGATTGACCAAGTCGTGAACGCGATTGAGCGCTTGCGTCAGTACCGACAGGATAAGACCGTACAGATCTACGAGGTTCTTGGCATCTCTGACGTGATGCGAGGATCGTCACGCGCTAGTGAAACAGCAACGGCGCAGCAGATTAAAGCGCAGTTCGGATCGACGCGCATTCAGCTCATGCAGTTTTACATTGCTGAGTGGATCACCGAAGCGCTGCGCATTAAGGCTGAAATCATCGCCAAGCACTTCCAGCCCGAGACGATCCTGCAGCGCTCAAACATTATGCGAACGCCGGACGGGCAGTACGCGCAACCCGCGATTCAGTTGATCAAAGACGAGCAGCTCGCCGAGTACCGCATCTCGATTGAGGCCGACTCGATGGCGGCGATGGACTGGGCCGCTGAGCGCGACGCTGCCGTGCAGTTTATGCAGGGCTTGGGCGCGTTTATCTCGCAGGTCTCGCCAATGGCGCAGGCTGTGCCTGGCGCCGCGCCGTACTTGCTGCGCTTGCTGCAGTGGAGCGTGTCGAAGTTCCGCGTTTCCGGCGAGATCGAGGGCATCCTCGATCAGGCGATTGCGCAAATGCAGAACGCTGGCATGCAGCCGCCGCAGCCTTCACCGCTGCAGCAGGCGGAAGTTGCCGAGAAGATGGCCGGCGCCGAAGAGCGCAAGGCCAAGGCGCTCAATACGCGCATGGAAGCAGAGCAAAAGGTTCTGCAGTTGAACGCGATGCGTACGCCAATGACGCAGGCCGCAATGCAGCCAAACCCCGCACTTCCACCGATCGTACCGGGAGCCTAAGAAATGGCGACCACGCAGGAAATGATCGACGAGCTGCGCCGCCGAGCCGGCATCTTTACCTCGCTCGACAATAGTGAAGACTCCGACCTGCTCGATATGGGCGTCGATATTGGCGCCGGGTTTGTTCCCGGTGTCGGTACGGCGCTTAGCGCTCGAGATTTTGAGCGTGCACGGCGCGAAGGCGACGTGCTTGGTATGGGGCTTTCAACGCTCGGCATGGTGCCGGTTGTTGGTGGAGTGCCGCGTACCGTAATGATGGCAGCGAAGAAGACTGGAAAGAAAGGGAAAAAAGCCGTCGGCGCTGTTTTCGATAACGTGACAAATTACGACGAAGCGCTCCGAATGGCACTGCGCGGCGATCATTTGAAGCGCACGCCGGAAGGTAAGTATGTCGGCGCACCGCCCGACGTGGACAGCCCGCAAAAGCTATCGCGTAATCGCCAAGCGGCACTGAACAAAGTTGAAGAGGGCGCATTTAACGCTGACTGGTACGACCGCGCGCGTAATACCGCAACTGAAGTAGCGGGCGGCGATGCGCCGATGTCTGCGATGTTTGCTCGAGGTGGTGCCGCGTACAGCCCGCAAGCAACGCCAGAGGTCGAGGTCGGCGCGCTTTTGCGTCAGCACAACGCAAAAGTACTTCGCGGCGAAGACGCTGTGCCGCGCACCGGAGCGCAGGCGCGCAACGTCTCTCGCGCGTACACCGAGAATGCCACCGGCGGATACGACATTGACCCGAGAGCTGTGCGTTTGGGTAAGAAGACCGGCCCGTATGCCGACGCCAAAGACGCAACCATCCCGTCGGAATCTTTGTACAAGACCGCGAACGACATTTGGCACGGCCGCGTTATGGGTTATGGCGAGAACTTCTCTCGCGGCTTTACGCCTCAAGAGCACGGATTTTTGACCGGCGAGAACCTGGTGCTAGCGAACACCGCGCAGCGCAAAGGGTTTGGACAAGGTACGTTGCCCGAGGGTTATGAGTGGACGCCGCGCTCAGCGCAGGCCGCCACCTGGGGCGCTCAGCGCCTTGAAAAGTACAAGGGCGACTATGCGAGCGCCGTGAAAAAGGCGCTGCGCGAGGGCAAGCGCCCGCCGAAGGCGGCAAGCGAGGAAGAGCTCGTTGCGCGCGCCAGCTACGGCATTGATTCGGCCGTTCCGCGCTACACCGCGAACGATACGTTTGAGTTTGTGACAGGCGAGAACACCGGCCACTTGGCTGGACTTAACCGCGCTGACGAGGCGACGCGCACCGCCTACACCGACGCGATGGGCGAGGCATACCTGCGCACGCCGTCAGGCGCCATGCGCGACCCGATCTACGACTCGTTTCAGATGTACCAGCGCGAGGCGCTGCCGACACAGGGCACGTACGTCAATTCGCAGGGCGTGCTCGAGCGCAACCCTGGATTCACCGCGCGCCCGCTTGTGGGTCTACGCTCGTCGGATCTTGGCACAACCGCATCGGGCAAACCAAAGCGCGGCGGCCCTGAGATGGTGCCGGAAGATGTGCGCGCAATGCGGTACGCCGCGGCGCTGCGGGGCTTCACCACGGGCCAGGAAGCGACCGGGTTCAACAAATTTACGCCGGCCAATGCGAGCACGAAGGGCGCCGAGAAGACCGGCGCACGCTACACGGCAAAAAACGCCGACGAGCTCGAGGCGGCACGCAAAGCGTTTGAGGCGCAAGGGCTCGACGTGGTGCAGGTTGGCGATGGATTGCACATCGGCAAATTCCCCGACGACGCCGGCAACGCGCCATTTGACGCCAAGGAGCTGCAAAAGCGCGTGAAGGCCGCGTCGCAGGGGCTCTCCGGTAAAACCGTCGCCGGGCGCTGGGAGACGGGCCTCGAGACGATTCCTTGGACAAAAGAGCAAGGCACCGGGCAGACAACACGCGCGATCCTTGAGCGCTTATATGACAGCCCCGACTACGCGGTTAAGGACGCGGCAAAGCGCATCGACGCCGGCCGGTTCCGCGACACGATGAAGCCGATGAACGAGATCGATCGGGCGCTCGCGGCAGAGAAGAACATGCCGCTGCGCGAAGACTTGTTGAAGCTGCGCGAGATGCTCTCTGAGGTTGGCTTGGAAGGCGTGCGCGACTACGTCAAGAAGACTGGCGGGGTCGCTTTACCGGCGATCGCTGCTGTACCGACACTCGCTTCCCTTCTTTCACAGCCTGACGATCCCGAGCAGTTATAGCCGGCCCTGGAGACTTGCGTTGCTCATGCCAAAACACTTGTTCCTGGGCTTTCGTCAACTTTGAAAAGTACGGCATAGAAACCTCCTGTTGAGATTATAGCAACGATGACACGCAAACGCTACATTTGGGACGACGAGGTCAAAGACCTAGTCGAAATCACGCCGGGCTACGAGCCGTCGCGCAAAGGCAAAGACGCTGCAAATCACCTCGGCAGCCTTTGGGGCGACCGTCACTACGACGGACTGCGCGCGACCGACGGCGCCGATATCAGCACTCGAAAGAAGCACCGCGACTACATGCGCAAGATGGGGCTCACCACCGCTGACGACTACAAGAGCGACTGGGCCAAGGCGCAAAAGGCGCGCGAGCACTACATGCAGCACGGCGGATCAATCCGCCGGCAGGACGTTGAAAGAGTAATCGAGAAACTACAAAACCGCAGGTAATCCATGACCGAACCCACCACGATTCGAGACGCACTCGAGGCGGCTGTGCCCGCTGAAGAGACCACCGACAGCTTTGCGCCGGGACCGGCCAGCGAGCCGGTCATCGAGGCAGACTTTGCGCCCGAGCCTGTAGCCGCGGAAGACCCCGCGCCAGAGGTTCAAAAAAGCGAGAAGCGCGACGAGAAAGGGCGTTTTAAAAACAAAGAACCTAAGCCGGAAGTTGCGCTAGAGGCGACCGCAGCGCCAACCGACGCCACGCAAGGCATTCAGCCAGGCCCTAAGTCAGAGCCCAAGGCTGCGCCGCAAGAGCGGGCGCCGGCCTCGTGGCGCCCCGACGTGCGTGAGCACTGGGGAAAGCTGCCTGCTGAGGTGCGAGCCGAGGTAGCTCGCCGAGAGCGCGAGATGCAGTCGACTCTGCAAGAGACGGCAGAAGCTCGTCGCTTTACTGAGCAGCTTCAAAACGTCATTCGGCCGTACGAAATGTTTATCAAGGCCGAGAACAGCAACCCGCTGCAGGCAATCGACAACCTGATGTCAACTGCAGCGAAACTGCGCACTGGCACCGCGCCAGAGCTCGCGCAGCTCGTAGCTGGCATGGTGAAGCAGTTCGGCGTTGGCCGTTTCGGCCAGGGCTTTATCGAGTCGCTCGATTCGGCACTTGCCGGCGAGGTGCCACGCGTCGACCCGGTGCAGAACCAGGTGCAGCAGGCATTGCAGCAGCAGCTCGCGCCAGTTCAGCAGTTCATGTCGCAGTTCCAGCAGGCGCAGGCCGTACAGCAGCAGCGCATGCAGCAGGAAGCGGTCGGGGAGGTGCAGACGTTCCTCGAGCGCGCTGAGTTTGGCGAGGATGTGCGCGAGGAAATGGCCGATATTCTCGAGGTCGCGCAACGCCGCGGCCGGGATCTGTCGCTTCAGGACGCGTACAAGCAGGCGTGCCTGGTCAATCCGCGCGTGCGCTCGGTACTCGAGCAGCGCGCGAAGGCGAAGGGCGCTCAGCAGTTCACGGGCGCCGCTCAGAGGGCGAAGGCTGCCGCCGTCAGCGTATCTGGCGCTCCGACGATTGCAGGGCCGAAGAGCGATCCGACAGATGTGCGATCTGCTATTGAGGCGGCTATTGCGGCCAACGCACGATGATGCTATAAACGCATCGGGGATGGTGTATCCGTAAGGACGCACCTCCCCGGTGTGCCAACAGCACCGCCAGCCACCGAAGCTCGAGGAGCGCGCAAGCGCCCACCTACGACATACCGGACTGAACAGGTTCGCGTAGGCCACACGAAAACGGGTGGGGCATTAGCCCCAATTACTTTTTTCCTGTGGGAGTTTCATCACAATGGCTTTTGCAAATACGTCCGTTACGGACATCATTGCGACTACGATTCAGTCGCGCACGCGTCAGATCGCTGACAACGTCACCAAGAACAACGCTTTTCTTGCCAAGCTCAACCAGCGCGGCAATGTGAAGCCGTTCGGCGGCGGTTCGTCGATCATGCAGGAACTGAGCTTTGCCGAGAACGGCAACGCCGGCTTCTACTCGGGCTACGACCTGTTGCCGGTCGCCGCTCAGGACGTGATTAGCGCCGCCGAGTTCAGCATTAAGCAGCTCGCTTGCCCGGTCGTTATGTCCGGCCTCGAGATGTTGCAGAACAGCGGCCGCGAAGCGTTTATCGACTTGCTCGAGTCTCGCATTAACGTCGCCGAATCGACGATGGCGAACAAGCTCGCTCAGTCGATCTACAGCGACGGCACCGGCTCGGGCGGTAAGGAAGTCGTCGGCCTCAACGCCGCCGTGCCTTCTGATCCGACGACTGGCACGTACGGCGGCATCGATCGTGCGACCTGGAGTTTCTGGCGTTCCAAGCTGTATGACTTCTCGGCTGCTTCGGTCACGCCGGGTGCGAACACGATCCAGGCTGCGCTCAACACGCTTTGGGCGTCGCTTGTGCGTGGTGCTGATCGCCCGGATTTCGTCGTCCTCGACAACACCTACTGGAGCTACTACATGAGCTCCTTGCAGGCTCAGCAGCGCTTCACCGATCCGGCCACCGGCTCGCTCGGCTTCCCGACCGTGAAATTCATGGACGCGGATGTCGTGCTCG